ATGAGCAAGCAACGACGTACGTTTTCCGCCGAGTTCAAGCGAGAGGCCGCGCCCCTGGTGTTGGACCAAGGCTACAGCCATATCGACGCCTGCCGTTCGCTGGGTCGGCCTTGCGCCGTTGGGTGAAACAGCTCCAGCAGGAGCGCGACGGCGTGACCCCGAAGAGCAAGGCGCTCGCCCCAGAACAGCAGAAGATCCAGGAGCTGGAGGCTCGGATCAACCGGCTGGAGCGGGAGAAAGCGATCCTAAAAAAGGCTACCGCTCTCTTGATGTCGGACAAACTCGATAGTCGGTGGAAGTGGTCTGTTCAGCTTTCGATGTGGCGCGGTCTTGCTACTACGTCCACCGTCTTCGACGTCGTCGGGTCGATGCGCGCCGCGTTGATGCGTGAGCTGGGCCTGGTCAGCAAGCAACCGGGCTCGCACGCCTACAAACAGGCCATGGTTGAGCGGCCGGATATCCCGAATCGGCTGAACCGCGAATTCGCGACCGAGCATCCCAATCAGGTGTGGTGTGGCGACATCACCTACGTCTGGGCGCAAGGCCGTTGGCACTACCTGGCCGCGGTGCTGGATCTGCATACCCGGCGGGTGATCGGCTGGGCGTTCTCGGCCAAGCCGGATGCCGAACTGGTGATCAAGGCCCTGGACATGGCCTACGAACAGCGCGGCAAGCCACAGCAGGTGCTGTTCCATTCAGATCAGGGCAGCCAGTACGCCAGCCGCCTGTTTCGGCAACGGCTCTGGCGCTATCGGATGCAGCAGAGCATAAGCCGCCGGGGGAACTGCTGGGACAATTCGCCGATGGAGCGTCTGTTCCGCAGCCTGAAGTCGGAATGGGTCCCGCCGACTGGCTACCTGACGGCGCAGGAAGTCCAGCGGTACCACCTGCGGTGGCCGAAGAAAAACTCAACCCACTGTCCGGGATGGGTTGACCACTACAAACGGTGTTCACCGATTTCATCGTTCGGAACGCATCGTCTCTCAAGGGCAAGCTGTGGCAGTCAACGAGCGCAGACTGGTCGCTGCAACAGTATCTTCTGAGCTCCACCAGTATCAGTAATGACGTGCTCAAAATATTGCTCGATGGCGTCGTGCTTCAAGACCTATCAATGATAAAAGCAGCGCTACCTGAAGGGCGGTGGGTCATGCTGGTAGCCTCATCATTTCTGCCATACAGCTCGGAAGTCAGGGAGATCGTACTGAATACTTGCCCACATCTCGAAGGCCAGTACCTGGTTGAACGGTGGGATCTAGCAAAGGCAGAGATCGATATCAGTTCTCTCCAGCTCGACTCGATGCTCACTCTGAGCAAAAGCAAAGCGCTGCCACTCACACAGAAAATTCAGATGTGGTCAGGGCTTAGCCTAGAGACGATTGAAAGCAAACCGGAAGCGGTTCCAGAGCTCGGCCGTGTATCTATGCTGGCCAATAAAGCTGGCGAAAGGTTTGCTGATCCGCTGATGCCTGTGCTGCGACATCTGGTTCGCAACGCGAGCCTAACCTCGGAGCAGCGCTCTGAAATGCTGACACAATGTCTTCCTGGGATGAAGTGGCCGGAGGTTGCCGCAGCTCTAGGGTTGCTCGACGATGAGGACTTCAAAACCGTGAGCGCGAAGGTCAAGAAGATCAAGGTAAGAAACACCGAGTCAAACCGGAGGTTAGTCAACGAGATGAGATCTGAGGGGTACTTGGCAACGGTGACCTCAGAGGACGACGTCATCATCGCAACCACCAGGCCCTCGGCAATGACATCTGAGGACGCCTGAGCGTTGAAGGTAGCAGCTTAGCGACCACCGTACAGCACAGCGCCAGATCGGGCTTGACGCTTTAGGACTGAATCATCCTGGCTTCTAACATAGCATTTAATTTAACATAATATACATTATGCGAAGCACAGGATTCAGGCTGATGGATCCAAGCACGCATTTTCAATAGATAAAAATGCGCATGAAATTCTTTAAGGTCGACTTATTTTTCAATGACTTAGCTCGCATTATGCGAAGCCATGGATAAGAACCCCTGAACCGAGAGGCCCGCATCGCTCATAGCGTCCTGGGCGTCCTGCTGCTATCCGGCACGATGGTTACTCGTGTCGAGAACGCATCCCCCGGCGTCGGCGATGTCGCTGCGCGCCCTCGCTCAATCGCCGTCGCCGGGTCAACCGACGGACTGGTGATCAAGCCTCGCGTGCTGTTGCCGCTGGCATAAGTCGGTGGCATCCGCGTGTCGTCGAAATAGCCGTTGTTCACAACGTCCATGCAGAACTCGAACGTCGTGTGCATCCGCGTGACCTGTTGCGTGTAGCACTGGCAGACCATCACCCGGCCATTGTACGTGCCCATCGGAATTCGCCGCTCAGGAGCCTTGCCGATCAAGTTCGGGTCCGAGCTGGCCGCACACACCGGCCGAGGGAAATCCCTGGGCTTGTTCAGATCGTCATAGCGCGGCGCCGAGGCCACCAGATCGGGCACCCTGGGCGACATGTCGCCCAGGAACTCATCGGTCGATTTCGACCCGCTGGAAGCCCTGGGGGCTGCCTGAACAGCATTCCCAGCGCCCGGCAGAACACCCGCTGACGCTTCAGTCGCTTGGCTTCTGGCCAGAGCCGCTTCTTTCTCCTCATCCCCCTGCCGCATCGCGGTCACGACCAGCCCAACAAGCACGCCGATCGGAATCAACATCAGCGCGATGATCAACGGGATTTTCTTCATGTAGCTGGGCGTGATCGGCTTGTGCGTATGCACCGTAGACGACTTGTAGACGCCGAAATACGCCTTATCCAGCGTGACCCGTTCTTCCTGAGCCTGCTTGAAGTTGCTGCGCCGCTCAGGGTTGTCGATGCAGAACTCGTACTCATGCCGGAAGATGCCTTTCTCCCGGCCATAGGGCCGAATGAAGTTGATGTGCTTGCCGACCAGCTTGCGCACTGGCGTGCACAGCAAGCTGGGGTGCTGAGTGATCAGGTGAATGTCCAGGCCCTGGTGCCGGTGCGTTTCGAAGCGCGTGACCTTCTCCGGGCGCGCCCTGGTGCCATCGTTGCCGAACACCCGCTGGGCTTCGTCGATCACGATCACCGAGCCATCAGGCAGGTTGTACCACTCTTCGGGCGTATCGAACTCGACCCACTTAGACTTGAGCCGATCAAGCTTCATGTCCGGGATGCCGTAGTAGTAGATCGTCCTGGGCGGCAGGTCCGGATTGTCCGGGTCCTTGTGCAACCGCTTGGTCGGGTCGTCCGGGGCCGGCTGGTGTTCCAGGTCGATTTCCCGAATCGCGTTCAGGGTCTTGCCAGCCCCTGGCAGGCCGGTGCGTAGATAGAGCATATCGGTCCCCTCCTCGCTTACTTCGGCCCGGTCCAGCGCATGCCGGACTTGCCGCCAGACTTGTCCATACCCCACAGCACGGCGCGGGCGATGTACGCGGAGAACAGGATGTTGATACACACGTCAACTTGCAGAAGCCCCAGGACTTGTAGCCACTGCGCAGGCACGCCGCCGAGACTGCTGAACACGTAGTCCTTGGCCTGATCCATCACCGCTTTGACGCCGACGAAGGCAACCGCGGTGAACCCCAAGCCGCGCAGCAGCTTCCAACCCAGCGGGATCAGCGACCAGCCGATGGCCCGCAGTAGTACCCCGATCAGTAACGGCATCAGTTCAACCCTCGCGCAATGATTTCAGCCGCGGCGCGCATGGCGAACGCGACCAGCAGATACCCGAACCACTGGAGGTACGTGCACAGATCGGACGACACGCTACTGAGCGAAACCGTCTGAGTGCTGCCGAACCAGGGGAACGAGAAGTCAGGAATGACCGGGCAGGCCTTGGAAAAACGCCCGCTGGTGTCGAGCAGTCTCGACAGGTCATGGGTGTTCTCGCCGGTGGCTTTGATGGGTTCGTACTCAGGCCCGGAGAACTCACCGGCAAGCGTGTTCTTCAGGTCCTGAATCTTCTTGTCATCGACCGTGCGGAACTCTTCATCCGCGCAGCGGGAGGCCTTTTCCTGGCGAACGATGGCGCACTGGATTGCGTCGCCGTTGCACTGAATCGCCACCTTGCAGTCACCGTCGCCGGAGATCGAGGAGCCACTGCCGCATTTGTTCGGGTCCTTGGCCGGATCGCACTGCCCGTCTCCCCCGCCATCACCACCGCCACCCGTGCCGCCGCCATCGCCATCACCGCCGCCAGTTCCACCGTTTCCGTCTCCTCCGCCGGTGCCGCCATCGCCGCCGCCCGTTCCGCCATCACCGCCACCGCCTGTACCGCCACCAGTCCCGCCACCATCGCCACCACCAGTTCCACCGCCATCACCACCAGGGTCTTTCGGGTCGGTCGGGTCAGTGGGGTCGGTCGGCGTCTTCACGCACGTGGTGCCTGACCAGCTGTAGCCCTTCGGGCAACCCGGGTCATTCGGGTCTGGATTGGGATCGGGATCAGGCGTCGACGGATCGTCGAGCGAAGGGCCAGTCGCGCCCAAATTGCCTGAATCCGTCGAACAGTTCTGGCCGTTTGTCTTGAGCAGGTAGTTACAAAAACCTTCGGTTTCAGACCCCGGCGAGCGGAAACACTTCTGAGGCCGAGAACTATCAGCCTCATAAGCGCACCCATTCAAACAGCCAGACGGCGGAGAACTAGGAACCGTATTCTTTCCATTAATTACAATAATTGGATAGTTGGAACTCCTGAACAGATTGGGTGTTCCAGACTCGCACTCAGGCGGCGGAGTTTTGCACATGCGAGCATCTTCGTCGTACTTGCCATTATCAGGACACTCCGTGCCACGCAAGGATGCATACATGACTTCCCAATAAAGACCATTCCCGGAATACTTACAGGCAACCGACTCTCTAGATATAACTTCTATTTTTCTAGACCAGTTCGTAGAAATAAACGTATAACCCCACTCACAAGCAGAATACGGGTCAGGGAACGCCCTGGAAGCCTGCCCAGGCGGACTAACCCGCCACTGATAATATTCAGCACTAGCGCCCTGAGCAAAGAATAGCGAGGGCAATAAGCACGCCATAAAAAGCGATATCTTCAGGGCTGATATACATTTCTTAATCCTCATTTATCCTTTCTCCGGGCAATAAAAAAGCCGGGGCGGAGTGACCGCCACCGGCTTGACTGAGGGTCGATCAGGTCCCTGCGCGCTGGGCTTTCTTGGCAGCGCCGATCAGGGCGACCAGACCGAACATGGCACCGGTCACAGCCGCCGCAGCAGTCAGGCCGCCCGCGATATAGGCCAAGGCCTTGGTGGTGTCGATATCGCCCTCAGCGGCCATCGAAAGGCCAGACATCATCAGCAACGAGCCACCGATAACGGCTTCACGCTTGCCCAGGGAGAACAGTTGTTTCAGTTGTTTCATGGAACTTACTCCATTAGTGTGGAATTGATGTGCGCATCTTCTTAAACACCCAGACCGCGACAAACAACGTCAACAGCCCGCCGGTAATTTGAGCCTTCTGCGCAATTGTCATTGCAGGAGTCAGGAACTCCCGCATTTCCTGGACCGTAAAAGTCTTCATTTGACCCTGGCAGATAGTTGAACCATCTTCCCTAGCCAACCAAACACCATCACAGCCCAAAAAATTCATGATTTACGAAGCCTGCTTAACGGGCTGCGCCGCCTGCGGCTGGGTGGGAGCAGCAGGCTTCGGCTGGGCGGTCCCCAGGGGCTTTTCCATCAGAGCCAAGGGCGCGCCTGCCAGCGAGTAGCTAATGCGCTTGTATTTCTCGTCGAACTCGTCGTTGTAGGGCGCGTAGACCTCGACACCAGCGAGGTTGCGATAGGCGTTATGCAGGCCGTTCTTCACCGCATCACCGAAGACACGAAGCTTGTACGTAGTGTCCACGTCAAAGCCGTCACGGTCCTTGTCGGTCGCCTTGATGCCAACGATGGCCCAACGCTTGTCCCCTTCCCCTTTGTCAACTACGCCCAGGACGTACCCTTTCAGAATCTTCATGGTCTCTTTCTCCAGCGCCGAGCAGGCGCATACGTGATCCCCGGCCGGGCCGGTGCTACTGGTGAACGACGAGCCGTCACGAAGGCCCGGCGCAGGTATTGCCGCTCAGTTCGAGCAGCAGATTCAGTTGCTAGCACCTGGCGCATGACCTGACTCAGCAGGTCCGGCGAGTCGATGCCAGCATCAAGCAGGACGAGCTCTACCGAGCCCCGCAACTGGAGGTAGGCTTGCCGTCCGATCTCAATCGCCATCACGACCACCCGAATGCATCACCAACCCACGGCGTGCCCTTTTCGTTGGTGACAGTGATCCAAGGATTGGAGGCCTTGCCGCCCTCCTCCTTGTGTTTTTCGAGCGCCTGGAGCGCTTGGGCGACGGTCTGCTGCAACACGCTGCGATCAACAGCGGCACGGGCCTGCTGACGAAGCTGGAGCGACCGACGCTCGCTGGACGACAGGGACACGCCCTGGAGGCTGTAGGCGCTCATGAGCGAGCCCACACGCCGAGCGCGTGAATCAGGGTGACGGCACCGGCGAGCAGCGCGAGGGCCTGTAGAGTCGGAGCGAGCACGTCAGACCTCATCCTGCTGATCACAATGCTCATCCCAACGCCACAGTTCGAGCTCCTGATAGCACGCCGGACAGGCAAAAAGGGTGGGCTCACCCTGCTCAAACTCAACACCATCGACCACGCCAAATTCACCGCAGTAACTGCATGGACGCTCAGATTGAATACACATATCAGGCCACCAACCGCAGGTGACGCGGGCGCGGTGCATGCCGATAGAACTCCGGCAGATCCAGCACGTCGCTGGTGACGATTTCCTCAGCACGACGGATCATCACGACCGAATGACGGGTCACGTCGTAGGGCTGGGCGATGTTGATGCCGATCCGGTTCAAGCGCGCCCGGTAGGTCTTCATTTGCGACTTCGTAAAGTCGAAGCTAATACCAGGGCAGTGCATCCACTTCATCGCAATATTGGCGGTCGCATTCGCCGCCTGAGTGCTGCCTACAACCTCTTCAGAAAGCAGCCGTTCCGCAATCGTCTCGTAATCTGTTGCCGCTGACCGAAA